GAGGCTTGGCAGCATGAGTTTGTGGAAAAAATCTGAACAGCGTGCGCTACCAACAAGCATTGACCCGTATCAGATAACTGCACGCCCGTTATACAACAACTGGTCAGGCGAAATCGTTACAGAGATAACTGCTGTTGCACATAGCGCAGTTCTCGCTTCTGTGACTATCCTTGCAGATTCCATTGCGTCAATGCCAGTAGAACTGGTTGAGAAACGAGCAGGCAGGATCACACGACTTGCAACACCATCAGTCTTTGAACAACCCAACGACCACCAAAATATGTTTGAGTTCGTGCATCAAACAATGCTCACTCTTGCATTACATGGCAACGCCTACATTTATGCACCAAGAGGCGCAGATGGACTTCCCGTTGAGATGCGCAATATTCATCCCCACGCAGTCAAAGGAATAGCAGTCACAGACACAGGGGAAATGATTTATGACTTGGGCAAGGTTCAATACTCAAGCAAAGATGTTCGTGCAATCCATTGGGCAATTCTTCCGAACCAGTTGCGAGGAATCAGCCCGATAGACACAATGCGCAACACAGTTGGTATGGGTTTGGCAATGGATCGTTTCCTTGCACAGTTCTACGGTGAAGGCGCAACCCCATCATCAGTATTGGAAACAGATTCATCATTGACTACTGAGCAGGCACGCCAGATTCGTGATAACTGGATGGAATCACATTACAAACACAGGAAGCCTGCAGTCTTGCAAGGTGGTTTGAAGTGGCGCAGCATCACAACCAGTGCAGCCGATATGCAAATGTTGGAACACAAAGAATCAATCATTCGTGACATTGCCCGTGTGTATCGCATCCCATTGCACCTGATTATTGGTAGCGGTGGCGATTCGCAGACCTACCAGAACATTGAAGCGTTGGGTTCAGCGTTCTTTAAGTACACGCTTCTTGGTTGGGTTCGCCGTTTGGAATCAGCCTTTAGTGAGATGTTGCCACCATTGCAATCTGTTCGCTTTAACCCAGAGGAATTTTTGCGTGCTGATCTTTCAACCCGTGTGCGTTCGCAACAATCACAGATCATGTCTGGAACACTTACACCTAACGAGGCTCGCCAGATTGAGAACCGTGAACCGTATGAAGGTGGCGATCAGTTCATTATGGGCGTTGCTGGCGCACCTATCGCTGGTGTTGAAGGTGGAGACTTGCCAACATTGGGTACTGATTCAATCCCACCAGAACGCAGTTACCGTGATGCACAACCACAGTCATTGATCATCAACGAAACTCCACAAGACATTTCTATAAATATGCCACAGCAGCGTGTAAAGGTTAATTCACCTATTGTGAATCTTGAACCACAAACAATCAACATCCCAGAAACGGTTGTGAATGTGACAATGCCAGAAGCAAAGATGGTGCGCAGATCAGTCCAGCGTGACGAGGATGGGCGTATCATTTCAATTACTGAGGAAAGGGTTGATGACTAATGGCAACTGGATTGAGTTCATATCTTGCAGGTTCATGGCTTGACGCTGTGGGCAATAACACTTCTTTCGCTGTTGCACAGGTGTATGTGAAACTTCATGTTGGCGATCCGTCATCAAACGGAACAGCGAACCCTGCAACAGAAACAACACGCAAAGCAACCTCATTCGGCTCTGCTTCTGCAGGTGTCTTGACTTCTGATGCTGATGTTGTTTGGACAAACATTGCTGGCTCACAAACAGCAACCTTTTTCACTGCATGGGATGCAGCAACATCAGGGAACTTCTTGTTCTCTGGATCTATCACAGGCAACCCGTACACGGCTGGTGACACTTTCACAATCGCTTCTGGTGCATTGACTGTTTCTCTAACTCTCGCAAGTTAAGGCATCATGGCGTTTTCACGCTTTACATTAGACACAAGTGCATTAGATGATGCAACTGTTGGTTTGGATGGTTCGCCATTCCCAATGAACGCAACAGGCAGTTCAGGTTTAGGAACTGTTGTCGCTACTGCTACAGCACAGATAACAAACCTTGCTTCAGCCTCAACCTCATTAGGTTCGGCTTCTGCATCAGGAACATCACAAACAACAAAACTTGTCACTGCTTCATCCGAATTAGGTGCAACAACATCAGAAGCATCAACACTGACAACCCATCAGGCAACAGGTGAAGGTTCGTTTGGTTCGCTCACAGCAGAGGCAACATCAACTACAGCCAACAGTGACACAGCCTCAGCCGTATTGGGTGGTCTTGAAGCGCAAGCCACCAGCAGTATTGCGCACAATGCTTCTGCCCAAATCAATCTGCAAGGGCTGGAAGCACAAACCACAGCAATCATCAACAACGAAACAACAGCGACAGCCACACTAGGTGGACTAGTGGCGCAGGCAACAGCGCAAACAGAAGGAGACAACACAGCCACAGCATCTTTAGGTTCGCTGGCAGCACAAGCACAAGCAACGATCACGCCAGTCAATAAACCTGCCTCATCTGGTGGGCGCATATTCGCAAGACCAACACCACTCCCAATCATCAATCCAGTACAACCAAAACCTGCACCACAACCAGAACTGATCATTCAACCAAAACCAAAACCTAAACCGAAAAAGTTTGCAACAATAAAAGCAACTGCTTCTGTTACAGTTCCACCTGCATCCATTTATGCTTTAAGTAGTATTTCGTGGATTGCTGAATTAGATGATCTTGAAGTATTGGAGTTATTGTGAGGGCATACAAAATAACAGTTACAGCAACACCACAGATTTTGATTGCTGCCGACAACATTAATCGCATCGCCTACATCAGCATTGTTGGAAACCAAGATATTGCTGTCGGTAATAGCAGTGTCACATTTGCTACAGGGCTGCTGTTAGAAAAACACACTGCGCCGATTCATATTGATGTTCCGCTAGGTGAAACTTTGTGGGCTGTTTGTAATGCAGATCAAACTGATGATGTTCGTGTTCTATTGCCAGATAGCGACTGATCATGCCTTACGGAATATCTGCAAACCAATCAGACTGCTCTAATTGGGCTGCAGTCAAGATTGAATCAGACGGATCAGCAACCACGCTTGCCTGCTATGACACTAAACAGGATGCCATTGATCGTATGGTGGCGCAGTCTTTGGCTGAAGGTTTAGAACCAGCAGGTGAAGTTGGGCAACGAAAGATGAGCAAACGCAATGATGAGATGATGGCGTTTATTGATTCTGCGATCATGTTGCTGATGCAAGCAAAGTCATCCTATGAACCTGATGACGATATGGATGATGAGATGGATGAGGATGAGCCAGAGGAAATGATTGAGGAAGCAGAGTTGCGTGCAGTTGATTTGTCTGCACCAGCGTTCATGCGTGCTTCAGCCAAGCGTGGTTTGGCTTTGCATGAGCAGGGTTTGTCTGGTGATGGGTTGATGCCACAGACCGTTGAGGATGCACGCAAGATGGCTGCAGGTCAGGTCACGGAAGCGAAGTGGCGCAAGATTGGTGCATGGATCGCACGCCATATTGACGATCTGGATGCTGTTCAGGGTGATGAGATCACGGCAGGGTTGGTTGCAATGTTGTTGTGGGGTGGTGGTTCAAGCAAGGCTTCAGCACGCCGTGCGCAAGAATATGCAGATCGTATTGTGGAAAGATTAGATTCCGAATAGTAAGGTATGAAATTATGAGCGAACTTGTGCAATGGGTAGCAACTGAAATTGATGAGAAGCGCAGCATTGCGTATTCCAATCTTGAAGTTCGTGCAGAGAACGAAGGCAGAACCATTGTTGGTTACGCTGCAGTGTTTGATTCCCCATCTGAATACATGGGCTTCACAGAGTTTGTTAAGCGTGGTGCGTTCTCAAAGACTTTGAATGATGGTGCTGATGTGCGTTTGCTGATTGACCATGAAGGCGTACCGTTGGCACGCTCTAAGTCTGGCACTCTTGCACTTGAGGAGGATGAGCGTGGCTTGCGTGTTGAAGCAGAACTTGATCCAATGAACCCTGATGCTGCACGAATTATCTCAGCAATGAAGCGTGGCGATCTATCGCAGATGAGTTTTGCGTTTCGCACAGTAAAGGATTCATGGAACTCTGATCGTTCAGTTCGTGAATTGCGTGAGGTACAACTGTTTGATGTGAGTGTTGTTACCTTCCCTGCCTATGAGCAGACAGTGGCAGAGTTGCGCAAGCGCAATGAGCCTGTTATTCTTGCACCAGTTTCTACATTGAGCCTGAGAAAAAATCAGGTTGCTTTGCAGAAACTTCGCAGCCGTTAGACAGCCGACTTAATTAGTCACTGACCTCCTAACACTGAAAGGAAAACACACATTCAAATCAGATGATCTTGGAGGTCATTATGTCATTTAGTAAATCACTTATTGAAAAGCGTGATGCTGCGCTTGCAAAGGCAGATGCCATTGTTGCAGCAGCACAAGCAGAAGCCCGTGAACTTTCACCAGAACAAGATGCAGAAATTGTTGCATCATTGGATGAAGTTCGTTCATTGGATGAGCAGATTGCAACCCACAGCGAACTTGAAAAGCGTTCGGCTGAGGCTGCAGAACTCCGCAAGGAAAAGAAGTTTGATGCAGCAGTTGCACCAGCAGTAGTTAAGTCAGAAGCACGCACCTACAGCCCGAAGGCTGAAGTTTCGTTCGTTGCTGACGCATACGCTGCACAGTTCAACAACGACTTCGCTGCAAAAGAGCGTCTTGCTCGTCACATGAACGAGGAAAAAATTGAACGCCGTGATGTAACCAGCGCAAACTTTGCTGGCTTGGTTGTTCCACAATTCCTTACCGACTTGGCTGCACCATTCGCTCGTGCAGGCCGCCCGTTCTTGGATATTGCTCGCAAGCATGAACTTCCAGCATCAGGTTTGACCATCAGCATCAGCAAGGTCACAACTGGATCAGCAACCGCAGTACAAACTGAAGGTGCAGCAGTTCAGGAAACCAACATGGATGACACGAAACTTGATGTTTCGGTTGTTACCGTTGCAGGTCAGCAGAATGTTTCCCGTCAGGCTCTTGAGCGTGGCACAGGGATTGATTCGTTGGTCATGGCAGATTTGGTTTCTGCATACAACACCAACTTGGATTCGTTGTTTGTAACGACCAGTGCAACATCATTGACGAACACCATCACGCAGGTTGTTACCTACACTGATGCTTCACCAACTGTTGCAGAACTTTATCCAAAATTGATGGATGCAATTCAGCGTATTCAGACCAACTACTTCGCTGGTCCGAACTTTATCCTGATGCACCCACGCCGTTTGGCTTTCATCCTTGCAGCACTTGACACAACGAACCGCCCATTGGCTGTTCCAGTTGGCAACGGTTCGTTCAACGCTGTTGGCGTTGGTCAAGGTTCAGTTGTTTATGGCAACTCGGGTTACACGATTGCAGGCTTGCCAGTAATCACCGATGCCAATGTCATCACAACTAACGGAACTGGTACTAACGAGGATGTCATCATCATTGGTAACAGCCAAGAAGCACACCTCTGGGAACAGGGTGATGGTTCACCAATGATGTTGCGCTTTGAGCAACCAAAGGGTGCTGAACTTGATGTGCAGATGATTGTGTACGGTTACAGTGCGTTCACTGCAAACCGTTACCCAAATGCGTTTGCATTGATTGGTGGCACGGGCTTGGTAACACCAACCTTCTAACTGATAACTACATTTCAGTTAGTTCTGAAAGACCCTCAGCACCTTTTCGTGGTGTTGGGGGTCTTTCTTTTTCTATTGTGTATGATTTGCAGCATGAACAAACAAATTGAAGCCCTACTTGTTGAGCGTTCTGGTTATGAACGCAGAGGTCTGAAGGATCGTGTCAAAGCCTGTGACGAAGTGTTGCGTGCTTTGGGTCATTCATCAAAGACACCAGAGATTGAAACTGCAACCATTGAACCTGTAGCAGAGCGTGCTACACGCAAGGCTGCATCTAAGCGCAAGGCGTAACCAATGCCAATCGTGAACGGTTACTGTTCCTTACAGGATGTTAAATCTGCTCTCAGGCTCACAGACAATGTGGATGATGGGCTTCTTGAGAAGGCTATTGAATCAGCCTCTAGGCGTATTGATGGTTATACGGGCAGGTTCTTTTACAAGACTTCATCAACATCAATCAACATTTACCCAATCAACGAATACTTGTTGCGTATGCCACAAGATTTGCCTAACAGCACTGTGACGATCAAGATTGACACGGCAGCCAACGGAACTTATGCAACGACACTGACACAGGGTGTTGATTACATTCTTGAGCCAACAGATGCGGTGGTGCGTGCATACCCTTATGTTCATGCTCGTATGGTTGGCGGTGCAACCTTCCCTCTGTATGTGACACCTTCGTTCCCTACGGTTCAGGTAACAGCACAATGGGGTTGGAACGCCGTGCCTTCTGATGTGTCTCAGGCTTGCGTTCTGCTCGCCATGCGCCAGTTCGCCAGATTGAACGCTGCTCTAGGTGTGGTTGGTTTTGCTGACATGGCATTACAGGTTCGTGCAGTTGATCCTGATGTGCGTGACTTGCTGAACCAGTATGTGGTCTTTGGGGTTATCTGATGCCAGCAACCGTTTCGCAGGTCGCTGACGGGCTTAAAGCACGACTGGCAACAATCTCAGGACTACGCACATTTAACTATCAGCCAGAGCAGGAGAACCCACCTTTCGGCTATCCACAGATCAACCGTATTGATTACCACAGGGCATTTGCTGGTGGTGATGTTGTGATGGATTGGACTGTGTATGTGATCGTTGGTCGCTGGCTTGACAGAACAGCACACGCAGCACTAGACGATTATCTTTCATATTCTGGAAGCAAGAGTGTGCGTGCAGCAATAGAGGGTGATCCTACGCT